CACGACCTAACAAATAAGTGTTATTTTTTAGGGTCAATAACTATCTAGGGTCGAAAAAATTTCGTGAAAAGGGGTGTTTTCTCCGGTGCGAAAATCGGCAAAAACACGAAAACTTCAGGGTCAATTTGACAATAAAAAAACGGAAAGGTTTCCCTTTCCGCCTTTGGTTGTTATGAGAGCAGCCTATCTGAATCCACCTGCTGCTCGGCTTCACTCTGTATGGCTTCATCGTACCACCGCGCAGGGTTCCAACTGTCGTTGTATCCCTTTTGGTAAAAGGGCTTTAACCAATTCTCAATGTCCGAGACTGACACGGTTTCAGGGTCAACTTTATTGCCGTCCTCATCTTCGATTTTGTCGATGCTGATGATGCCGTTGTTGCCAATTTCAACCTCTATCAGAACATCGGTTCCCCGCGCACCCCAAAACTCATATGGGCCGATTCCATTGTCAACCATTTCAGCGTCATACCCAACGGTGACTTCAACGCTATACAGTTTGCCGTTCTTTTCAACTTCCTCAAAGAGATGTTCAAATTCGTAGTCGTAGCTCATGGTTCTTATAGTACAGGGTTTTATTTTTATTACAAGAAAAAGTTATTCACAGTTTCAGGGTCAAATATCACAGCGTGAACTGTTCAGGTTTGGGGCGGAGTTCAGGACAAGTTGATTTGTTGTGTCCTTTTGGATCTAGTATACCGTAGCAATTACTGCACTTGTAAGTTTTCCTTTGCTTCTTTTCAGGGTCGAAAATACTGGGTGCTCCAGTTACTTGCACCTCGTAATTAAAGCCAGCCACATAGCTCGGCTCGGACAATTTGATTACTTTTGCCTTCGCTCCCTTTTGCCTTTGTGATTTGGCCCAGAGGTCTGCTCCTCTTTTAGTGAAGAAAAAATTATTATTCATTATTCTCCCATGAAGTTAATGTCTTGCCAAACTTGGGAATCCCATTCTTCGACACCGGAAGAATTGGTTCCCCAGAGTTCCCACGCTTCCTCTGGTTGGACTTGGATTAGGTCGCGCAGTTCATCCTGCGGGTTAACTTTTGAGTTTGGGTTGTTCGTATCGCTCATCATGTTTTTATTAAACTATAGATTCGTTTTTATTGCAAGAAAAAACTTCGCAGAGTTATTCACAAAGCCTAGCTAATTTAGGGTCGAATTTTTCTAACTCTTTCAAGCTCTTTTCCTTTTCCCTCTGCCCTTGACAAAAATCAGCAATCTTACGGTGAACGAGATCTTCGATGTCCTGCTCTTTGTAAGTAGCGTATCTAGGGTCAATTCCCTCAGAGTAAATGTTTTTATCCTGAAAGTATTGGTGGATTTCGTTGTTGATTTCTTTGATTAGGCCGAAAACTTCGGATCTTTGTTTGTAGTTCATATATTTAATTATTCAGGGTCGAATTAGTTTCTTTCAAGGATTGATTCACAGTTGATCTTCGTGGCAGCAGCCTTGCCAATCCTCCTCTGCTGGGGTGTTTTGGGGGGTTCCGTCGATGGTGAGCTTGCCAACGGAATTTCCATTGACATCAAGAGCAAAAACCGCGTCACCGACATGAGCGATGCTGTGCCACTCAACGTCTTCAGCCACCTTCCTCAATATGCGAGCCAGTTCGACTGCGGGTTGATTCTCAAACGCTGCGTTGTCCATCTTGATCTTAAAGTTCGCTTCCATTTGTTTATTGAACACTAAATTCGTTTTCGTTACAAGAATAAAATTACAAAGTTATTAACAATTAATCTCCCCACAGTTGCGTTTCAGGGTCGAATTCACCGTCGCAATTCTCTGCCAGAGGTGTTGCGCCTTTTTTGATGCCGATCCGAAAAACGGAGTTGCACCTGTAATCTTCCGTTGGGCCGACGTAGGTGATCTCGAAACCTTCGGTCTCGTTGTGGAAGCGAACGGGATAACCGCCCTCTCGGAAGTCATTGTCTTCGAGCGGCTTCACACCTTGACGCAGCAACGCAGCGTACTGGGATAAAACATTGGCAACTTCCTCGTTGTCCATTGCGTCGTTGATAGTTAGCTCGGCGGCTCCATCCATTTTCATATCTAGTACTGAATACATGCGTTTATTAAACAGTGAAAACGATTTCATTGCAAGAATTATTTTCGTTATTTATTCCCAGCTTATTCACAACCTAACAAATAAGAGCAGCTTTCAGGGTCAAAAGCGCCAGCTTTTTCACGACCTAACAAATAAAGCGCTTTATCAGGGTCAAATCTATCTAGGGTCGAAGACCTATTCAGGGTCGAAAAATGGGCGGCGTGGGAAAAAACCAAAAACCCACACCGCCCGTGTTATGACGTAATTTATAAAGCTTGCAAGGCTGCTGCTGCTTCGGATCCTTTTGGCTGGACTCCGTGAATTAGCAGTGCAAAGTCTTTTTTGCCATAAGCTGCGTGTTCGTCGTCTTGGTCAATTTCAAGCTTTTGCAATTGTGCTTCTTCTTTACTGAAGACAACTTTTGCTTCTTTGAGTGAAAGCTTTTTGATCATATCGTCAAACTTGCCACCACGGGACGCAGTCAATACTAAATTTTCTGGTTTATCAATTCCAGAAATAATTTTCAAGCTCTTCGTGTACGAATAAAAAATCTTTTCGGGATTGCGCTTGGCAACTTCACACCACGCCAAAAAATAGTTGCGGGAAAAATAATCGCCTCCAACGTGGACGCGCACGATATCAAATTTTTTCGGCAAACTTTCGGTAATGAGATCCGCGCAAGCTTCCACACTCTTCTTTAGAGCATTCTTTATCAGGGTCAAATTGTGCCAAACTGATTCACGGAGAGAAGGAAAAACCGCCTCAAGTGAAGCCATGAAGCAGCGAAATTCTGTTTGCTTTCCGTCTTTGACTTTTCCGGTCGTCTTGTCAGCCTTTGCAAGGCAATCCTTTGCACCGGGGCAAGTGTGTCCACTTGGCAAGGTAAAGGTGATTAATTTCACACCGCGTTTGGCCTGTAGTTTTTTGAGCTTTGAATTTGGCTTTCCGAATTTTAGTTTGGCGTTTCTCATAACAGAAAAGAGAATAACAGATATTAATATTTAGGCAAGAATTATTTTCGTTATTCTATTCACAATTAAACTCTTTTTGGTAATAAAAAACCATTGACAAAATCTCGGCTTTTTGGTATCATATCAAATAAACACTCTATCTAGGGTCGAAAGCGTAGCTTTCAGGGTCAAAAAAAGGAGGCCTCCCGCTGACGGAGACCTCCTCTGTTATGCACACCAACCAAAAAATCATTTTATTCAGGGGCGAATTATTCTTGACATATTTTTTCCAGTATATAAAAGACAAGTACGAAGATTAAAATCTCCGTCATAAGCTGACGGAGTATTGATGTTGATATTTAGAATTTGCCGAATATTGAACTGGCTCCTCCTCTTTCAGGGTCGAATTTTCCTCATCGATTTCCCTGTGAATGTCCCGCAGCATTTCCATACCAACGGCCCATAATTTCCACGACTCAAGTTCGCGCTCTGCTCTCGTTTGTGTTTGTTCGCTCATGACTTTGTAAATCTACACTAATTATTTTCGTATGTCCATGATTATTTTCGTAAAGTTATTCACACCTCTACTTTTTCAGGGTCGAATTTTCTGTTCGCTTCTGCCTCTAGGTCTGCCCAATCGAAAAATTTGGCAAACTCATCGTCGCGCACATCGGCGGGAATTGTCGCGCATTGATCCCATCCGCGAATGATGGATTGAAAGGCCAAGCCACCTTGGCATTTGAGGGAATTGACTACCGCGATAACGGTAGCGGCACGGTCAGGAGCATTCTCCACCACAAGCGTATTCCCGCCCTTAAATTTCCAGTAGTGGCATGGCTCGTCGTTGTGGATGCCGTAGTTCTCGATGTCTTGAATTTGGATGATGTAGTTCGTTTGCATGATTAGATTAAATACTAAAATTGATTTGATTGCGAGAAAAAGTTATTCACAATTTCACATTGATTCAGGGTCGAATTTTCAGGCTACTCCTTCAAATCCGGCACTATTCAAAGCTTCTTCTGCTGCTGCTTCCACCATATGCTGCCAATCTGCCTCATCGATTTCCTTCCACCAAAAACTGTGAAAATCAATATCTGGCAAATCGTGGATCCCCATACCGCAGCGACCTTCAACTTGCGCGTCTACTTCTTGAATGAATTTTTTGAATGTAGTATTTCTCATAACGCGTTTATTAAATCACAGAATCGTTTTTGATACAATAAAAACTTATTCACAATCCGCCCACAATTTTGTGAACAAGTCAAATAATGAAGCATTTCAGGGTCAATCAGGGTCGAAGACCTATTCAGGGTCAAATTTTTTGGGCAACAAAAAACCACCCTAGTAGATAGGGTGGCTTGCTTCCTCCTTGGGAATTTGAATTTACATTTCTGCCAGCATCGCTTCCCGTGCGGTGGTTTGGATTTCTGGCAATCCTTCAATTTTCACTACGTCAGAGAATTTCACTCTGGAGGTGAAAAATGGGATCTCAACGCGTCCGGTGCTAGTATAAACGGACGGTGCGCTTTTCCCCTTGGCGTAAAGGTGACTTGCGAATGTTTCAGGGTCGATTTTTTCACCGTTCAAACTGTATCGCGTAAACAGATTGCGCTCACCATACCACCGGAGCAATTGAATATAGCTTTGCTCTTTGTGGCCAATGTTTGCACGGGTATCGCCTTGGCGTGTTCCCCATGAGCCTTTGCCCTTCCATGTTCCCGCGTCAGGATGATTGATCTTGGCAAGGTAGCGATTGACGGCAGCGGGATAATCCACGTTTGCCAATCCGGTCATTTTCCAAGTTTTGACAATGCCGTGTAATTCGCTTGGCGTGTTCAATTTGAAATCGCCTTTGGTTCCCCAAGGGGTTTGGCCAACGTACAATTCGCGTTGCAGGGAAACTGAGATTGCCCTTGCTCCAAGTATGGCCAAGGATTCCACGCGGGAAACAAAATCTGTTTCTTCGCGTCCGATAGTGAATGAATACTGTTGCATAACGCGGGTATTATAGTCAGAAATTTTTTCGAAAGTCTAGAAATACTTATTCACAATTCCCCACCTTTTTGTGAACAAGTCAAATAAACACTTTTTTAGGGTCAATTAGGGTCGAAAAAAAGAGGGGCTTTCGCCCCCTGTTTAGAACTCCTGAGGCGTGAACCTTTCCTGCTCGTCAACGTAAACGTAAGGCTCTCCACCACACACCTCCCCCTCACCAGCAGATGGCACTGGCTCTGGGCAAGTTTCAGAAAACATAAATGTTCCGCCGCAGGAATCGGACACATGGGTGTTTTCTTGTTCATGCTGTTTGAGCTTGATAATTTCAACCATGCGCTCAGCAAGGAAATCGCCGTCCCAACTAGCATTTAGCCAATCAAGGGCCTTGATGATAACTCCCCCACAATCATCCCGCCTCACCATTCCGTGCAATTCCTCGGTTAACTGGTGGGACGTTTTTACAAGTTGAAGGTCGCTCAATGGAGCCATGACGATAGGAGCGTCAGGCCATTTCACCCATGCGCCATGTGGAGCTTCCCCCTGCTCAGCGATAAGATCCCTGATGACTCCGATACCGTTGCCTGTGCCGTTGCGCGTTACTCTCGAACCGATTTTAATGTTGTTCATTTTTTTGTATGTGTGTTGTGTGCCTGTTGCACTGTTAGTGTGAGCGGATAGGGTAGCATATTTTCATTGTAAAAATCAATACATGTGAATAAGTTTTAATAAGTAAATAACTTGACGGATTTGCCAGCTTTTCGTAGACTAGTCAAATAAGGGCTTCTTTCAGGGGCAAAACCCACTACGTGGGCTTTGACCCTAGAAGGGTCAAAAAAAAGGAGGCCCGAAGGCCTCCCAGTGAGCAACACACTTTACAAGTCATTTACTGGCGTTGGCTTAAAGTAGAGATCCCTTTCAATTTTGGGACCCATGCTTTCCAACTCGGCAAGACTGAAATAACCAAGCTCTTTGTCAAAGCCGTCCACCAATCCGAAAAAGGTGTCCTTACCGTCAAACTCTGTGGCGTACCACGTCCAATCCGCAAACGGAGTGAAGAACTTGACAATTGCCTTGGGGTCAGGGTTGTTTTCATTTGTATATAATGCGGGGAGTTGCTTTCTGATTTCTTGAGTGAGTAATTTCATTTGATTATTATGTAAAAGGCGATTGCGAATATTATTATTTCGATCATTGGAATCGGGGAGGCCCGAAGGCCTCCCCTGTTGTATTAGGCAGAGGGAACCAATTCTTTGCCGTGATACTTTTCCAAGAATGAGTAATATTGCTCTTGGATATTTTCAGGAGCGAAGTAATCCCGCGCATGATTCAGCCAAGCGTAATTTACATCTGGGCTGTTTTGGTTTTTGATGCTGTATAAAAGGTAGGCCTCGGTTTTGGCCACCTTGTGTTCAACGCCTTGACGCTTCCGCATTTTGATATGGTTAGTTACTGCGGCTGCTAGTCGGGCGTTCCGATTGTGGTGTAGTTTCAAGTTGCTCATAACAATTAAAACTTACAGCAATTTGTTTCGTATGTCTACAAATACCTTCGAAAAGTTATTCACAATTTGCCCACCTTTTTGTGGATAGGTCAAATAATGGTTTCTTTCAGGGGCAAAACCCACTACGTGGGTTTTGACCCTAGAAGGGTCAAAAAAAAGACGCCGCCCGAAGGCGACGTTGGTGATTCTGAGGATCCCCAGATCTAACTTGGGAATCGCTCGGCCATGTAGAGATCCTTTTCCTTACCCGTTAGCTCTTTGGTGTATGCGCTTGGCGCACCACCGGATGACTTGGGCAGGGATCCCATCCCACCGAATCCGGCGCAGATCGGGATGTCGTGGCAGATGACGTGCCAGATGTCGCCATCCGTAACGTGATCCATGTCTTGCGCCCATTGGATCCAATCCTTTAGATCGGTGTAGAGGCGGCATGTCTCGGCCCTCTCTACGTTGCCATCAAGGTCATCGAGGATCGATTGAATCGTTCCCAACGTGTCCTTGATCCGTTGCTGTGTTAGTTGTATGTCGCTCATGATCTTATTGGTTAGCTTTGTAGTCGTCCACGTTCATTGACCAGACTGAATCAACAATTTTACCCTTTGGGCTAACTTCTACGATCTCAAGGCCACCGATAATGATGTTCTCTTCTGTGGCAATACGCAAGAGAGATCCAGCCTCGACTAAAAACCTGTTGAAGGTTTCGCGAGTCTTAGCACCAGACTCGTAGAGATCACCCAAGAACCAGAGTTCATAGGTGGGTTGCTTGTTGTCTTCTTTATTCTTTTGATTTGGTTGTATGTCGCTCATAACGATGTGAGACTAGTCTAAAATCGTTTCTATGCCGAGAAAAAGTTATTCACAAAATCGCCACCTTTTTGTTAATAACTCAAATAATGGTTTCTTTCAGGGGCAAAACCCACTACGTGGGTTTTGACCCTAGAAGGGTCAAAATTTTTTTAGATAAAAAACGGGAGGGCTTTCGCCCTCCCGCCACACTTACACACCCGCGAGGTTTACCAAGACACCCGCGAAAATCATTCCCGCCAAGAATCCGAACATCGCGCCCGTGAGTAGGCCTTCTTTAAAGGTTGCGCTTCGTTCTGCTTTCTCCTCCTCCATCTCTGCGAGGATTTCGTTTAAGTCGTTTCTCAGCTTTTTAGTTCTGAATGGGCTAGTGTTTTGCAATGCGAGTGTGTTCGCTTTTTTGAGTAGTTGAGTATTTTTCATTTCAGGGTCGAATTTTAGGTTTTAGAGTTGGGAGGGCTTTCGCCCTCCCGTTATGTTATGCTCTAGTGATTACCGCATAAACTGCGATAAAAATCAGAATATCCATTATTGATTTTCTCCTAATAGTGCGTCGATGAGTGCTGCGCTTTCTAGTACATTGTCACGCTGCTCTACCGTGAGGCGAAAACCGTTCGCTGCCAGCGTTTCGATGTTCGCTAGTTTATAGTCGCGCACAAAAACCTCGTTAGTGAGTTCCTCTTGTGTGCTGCTTTTGGCTTTCTGGTCTGCTTTGTGGTCGATCAGATCGCGAATGTTTTCAGGGTCAATATTCACGCCGTGCTCACTGATGTATTCAGTGGATTGAACGCGCATCGGTGCAGCTTCGACGTATAACGCGCCGTTATGCTCTACCAAGCACGTTCCGTCGATGCGTTCGCCCCACATCCGAGATTGCACCTCAAACTCAATTTCTTTGCCCTCGCGTTTCGCTGCGCGGTCTAATCTGCTCGCGTAGCTCCAGCCAATAATGGCTTGCAGCTTCTGGCGTTTCATAATCGCGCCATGTTCGTGCTTCGTGCGCTTGCCGTCGATGTCTCGCGTCTTGCGTAGTCCTGCGCTGATCAAAACTTGCATCGTGATTATTTGGCATCCCTTAATTCCGCGCAATACGGTTTCGATGTCGTTCGCGCCCTTCGTGATTGTGTATTGTGTGTGTTTCATATTTTTGGTTCCTGTCTCACCTCGCGGCGATGGTTATTTTATACCAAAAAAAATCGCCTGAGCCAAGATATATTTTGAATTAATTTCGTAATCTCACTCAGAAATTTTCTAGTCTGTCAAATAATACTTACCCCCCCAGTTACTCGAAAATTGTGAATAACCTGTGTATAACTTTTGGCGGCGGGGGGTAAAAAAGACTCTCCCCGAAACCCCATAGGTTTTCTCATATACCGTTTCTCATATAGCCCCCGATTTCAAAATCATTTAAATTTAAAACGAGTTCTAACAAAGCCAAAAAATCCCCGGAGGTAAAAATCCGGGGGGGGTCTTTTGATTTATTGCTTTTTAATTTACTGCCAGACTTGGCCGTTGAGGTGTTTTACCACCGGAGGATCAGATCTATCGCCGTATAAATGTATTACAGGGTCAAGTGTTTTTGCTTTTATGGATCTATTTATGGGGCCTTCTATGAAACCACCCCATTCTCCCCACCAATCGGGGATTATAGAACCAAAATCTTTATATTTTGAATTCCATATTTCTTTTGATGTTATAAAAGGGTTATTACTATACAAAGATGTCCTTAAACCCTTCTCGTCATGCCACATTAACTCGTTTTCATTTCTGGGTTCATTGGGATGTTGGTTGAAACGGAGCATTTCAATGTCTCGATCCCATATTTTTAGATCCTCTTGATTAATTTTGTCTGCGAAAATCCAATCATGCTCCCATACCATGAAGTAATCAGTCTTACATCTGTCTATTAAGTTGTAAAAATTATCTGTGGCACTCTTTGTAGTCATCACTCTATCACTATGCTTGAAATCCACATGAGTAATTTCGATGTTTTTGTTATTTTTTGCGTAAAACTCTAGATTTTTAAGGTAGTCAATAGATAAACCGACATCTGGCTTATGGTCTAACCCAATAATGAACTCTAAAGGTATATCTGTGATGTGCTCTTTAACGTTTTCCACTACTAACTCTATCAACTTGGTTGACGGGGCCGAAGCATTCTGTTGGGGCACGTCCTTAAAGGGACCAATGATCTCTACTTTGAAGGCGTGAGTGGGTATTAGTACGGTCAATCGCGACATTAGCTTTTTAATATTGGTTTTAACTTATCAATTAGCATTTGCATTTTGCCAGTACCCTTAAAGGCGTTAAACATATACTCATCTGATTTGTATAATTCTTGTGATGATGTGTAATTTTCGTCTTTTTCGACGTTAGAATCATAAGCTGGATGTAAATGAGTCGTTTTCACTTCGTCAGCCCTACGAATTACCCCCAATTGATTGCCTAACTCAAGCCAAAACAAGTCCACATACATATGATCGAGGCATGGGAGGCACAAAAACCCTGTCGCAGCTGCAATTTTGTTGGATACAGTCCAATGATTTGGCAAATCTAGCCTTTGTCCATCATTTGGGTAAACAATGTGGAAAGGATTTCCGTTACAGGCTTGCATAAGCTTTAAATCCCAATCATCGGTATCAAATATTACATCGTCACCATAGAAAGAAAAGTGCGTAGATTGTTTTTCGGGATTATTGTAGTAAGCATAAGTCATATAGTTTAAACAGTTCATCCATCCAAAATTAATTTTAGATGATAACCTTTGCCTGAAAGGCGTGACGAACGTCACTACTTTATTTTCGGTGCATATTTCAATATTCTCATCGAACGTAGGATCAACTCTATCCAAAACAACAAACAGCTGAGAATGGTTACAAGTATTGTTAAAGCTATCACAAAATCTTTTGAGAGATTTGGGGCGATTATAAGTTGGTAGTATTACTGCGTTTTTCATTTCCAATAGGAGTATATATCTTTTGTTAATTCGTATTCGAGATCTTTTACTTCTCTGTTAGGTTGTTTCATTGCCCAGATAAACATTTCTTCAACAAGGAGTTCTAAATTTGTTTCATCTTTAAATTTGAGGAGCTCTTTAGCCTTGGAGTGGTCGCAATAAGCATGTTTGACCTCGTGTCTTGGCTCTACATGCTCTATTTGGGCATTGTAGCTGTGTTTCGATGCTACTTTTTGCACAATTGATGCAACTTCATTAATAGACCAATATTTATCCGCCCCGATGTTGAAGGTTTCTCCATTGTGTCCATCTATGAGTTTTTCAAATGGCTCCATGTAATAAGAAATATCAGAAAATGCGCGGGTTTGATCTCCGTCACCGTAGACTCTTATCGATTCGTTGTTCAATGCCCTTCTGATGAAGATTCCTATCACATTTCTATACCTATCCCAAATATTTTGATAAGTGCCTAATACATTATGAGGTCTTACTATATTATATTGTAATTTAAATTGTTCGTGTGCTTGCTTTAGGTCCATCTCTACGGCGTATTTAGCAATTCCGTAAGGATCTATAGGGTCTGGCCTCATATCTTCCCTGAAAGGGGGTGCTTGTTGACCGTAGACGGCCATAGAAGATGTGAAAATTAACTTACAATCATATTCAACACATGCGTTTATTAAATTTACAGAAGATAGAACATTATTTACATAATTGTAGTTTCTAATGAACGGAGATAAGCCCTCTGCTGCGTAAGCGGCGAAGTGATATGCCACTTCGGGTTTGAATTGCTGAAAAGTATGATTTATTAATTTGCGAGAATCAGTATCCGCCCCCAAGTCGTACTTAAAAAAGCTGAATTTTTCATTTTTTGGCAAAAAATCCTTATATCCACCAGAAAGATTGTCTACCCCTACTACGGTATGCCCCTTTTTGAGTAGGTGACGTGCAAAGTGGCAGCCTAGCAGCCCTGCTACTCCTGTTAGAATTATTTTCATCTTTTGAGAACTTCTAGTATCTGATCTATGCGATTACTGACTAGATGTTTTTCTTTTATCTTCTTATAAATGTTATTTGCTAAATGATTTCTGTAATCATCATCATTATACAGCCTTCTCATCTTTTCGAAAGCCTCTGCTTCATCAGAGAAGTAACATATGTCTTCATCATCTTTGAAAAGGTCATATATTCCAGTATCTGGTGATATTCTATTTGTAATTATTGCATTGCCACACCCCCCAGCTTCAAATATCCTTCTGGTTACCTCATCAAACCTAGCAAACTGATAAGTGAACGTACCTGAGTTATAAAACTCAGTGTTTTCATAATCACTTACTTTTTTATTTACGAATTTATCTCCGAAAGATCTGGAAAACCCGTGGAGTAAAGGCCTTTGGCCTATGCAAGACGTTACGCAGATATTTTCCTTTTTAGAATTTGTTTTATGAAAAATTTCATCATCGCACCAGTGAGTCATCCAATGTGATGGGAGATTTCTCCCAAGGTAATGGTTGTGACACCTGAGATCCGGTGTGAAGAATGCATCAACATGATTTATTCTTTGCTGGTTATGGGTATAGGTTTGCGGCTCATCTCCAAGCTCTAGGTATACGGGAGTTTTGGTTTTAGATTTTAATTCTCTTAAATTTTCGTCAAATGATGGAGATGGGCCACACCAACAGAAAAAGATTAAATCATACCCGTCTGAATTATTTTCTATTTCAGAGAAATCACATGCTTTTGGGTCCAAATAGTAATGGTCAACATCGTGACCTTTCTTACGAAAAGCTTTCGATAAGCCTATAGGGGTAGACCATTTCGCAGTCCTGTTACCCTCGGATGCTACAAGTGAGATTCTCATTAAAAGCCCCAGAAAACTAGATTAAACCAAATTAAGTGTAAAGAATAAAATGAACAGGTATATCATATTCTTATCTTTGATTGTTGTTCTTCTAACATCTTGTTCCGTATTGAAAAAAGTGACGGACACCATTGGGATTACTGATTCAGAGCCCAAAGTCGAAAAAAACGAAAGAAAACCAAATGGTATACGAATTATTCCCAAATCCTTAAGTGAAGACGAACAAGGTAGTGTGCCGAACCTTATGGTTTATTGCATCGTAGCTATAATTGTACTGATTGTATTAATTGCCGTTAGGAAATTCCTACTCTTCATGAGATGACGCGGAGGAGTTAAAAACGAAGATGAACAAAGAAGAAACGCCACCGAACGATGAAGGGTTTTTTGTCATACGCGACTTTCCTAAAAAAGAACCCAAAAAATACCACAAAATAGAAAGCTTTTGTTTCGTTGTCACAGAAAACATAAAAGAAGAAGCGGAGCTTTTATTGAGTAGCTTAAGAGAGTTCCACGACCAACCCGTTTATATAATATGCGACAAAGAAAGCAGGAAACATATTGTTAGACAAGGGCTGTCTGATAATGTGGTATTCAGAAACCAAGCGGAACAAGAGCTCTTAGATAAAATAAACGAAAGAGTATTTAAAAATCACAGCTGTATAGCAAACAACATACACAACGCTCCTTGCATATTGAAGAAGATGGATATCATGGACTTTGCGCTTAAGCACCACAGCAATACGTTTTTTCTAGACGCTGATATTATTGTTTTGGATAACCTGCAAGAATATTTTGTTACCCCCATAGCGCTGTCTCCTCATTACTACCCAAAAGAAAAAAAGAGCAAAGGGTTTGAGTTCGGATTTTACAACGCGGGTTATGTATTTTGCGCTAATAAAGGATTCCCTAGGTTTTGGAAGCATATGTATTTAAATGACTCTATATTCTTTGAGCAAGAGTGCATGAACAGGATATCGGGCCATTATAATATTCAAACATTTGGTAAAGAGCATAACGTGGGATTTTGGAGGGGAGAAGAACTACCGGAAAAAGCAAAGTCTGTTCACGCTCATATAACTCAGGGGGTAGATAAAAATAGAAGCGAGAAAATTATAAACGCGAACTCAGAAATTAAAGACTACGCTCTTGCCCAAGCCGTAAATCGTAAACTCAAAATACACAATTACATTAGAAAATATCACAACCCATTGGCCGCGAAAAAACTGGCGTTTATTCACTTTGGCAAAACGGGAGGTGTATACGTTAACCATTATTTAAGGGAAGACGTCATACCCATCGCGCAGCATTTTAACTCTTGGTGGGATATGAAAACAGGCAAGAGAAGCCTCCAGAGGGACTGGACAAAAGAAGAGTTGCTCGAAATAGCCGAGAAAGATGTAGGTATAGCTCTCGCTCACAATCACCAATTAGGATGGTGTAAGGAAACCGTGCAAGCCTTTAAAAATAACGGTTGGTTAACGTTCATGTTTTTGAGAGATCCTAAGAACCTAATGTGCTCATTGTACTTTTGGGCGCAAAAACAAAACAGAAAATGGCGACCAGCACTTCCATTAAAAAAACCTTACGTGGGTTTTGGGCGCTGGGACTCTAAGGAGTTAACCGAAAAAGATAAAAAAATTATCAATAGATTAGCTAACCCCTTGTCTGATGAGTTTGTAAGTATATCTGGCCAAACTGACCCTGAGAGCGTAACGTTAGATGACTTTATTAAGTTCTTAGTGACAAGTGAAGAAGCCGAAGCCCTTTGGGTGCTGCCAGATTATACAGACGACGTTGAATATGTTGCCGAAATGAATGATAAAAACTTTGGAGATTTTTTGTCCAAATATTTTTCACACAACTACAAACCTAAAGAAAAAAGAAATGTCAGCAAAAATAAAGGATACAAATACTATTGCGATAACGGCGAAATCTCGATAGAAACCCAAAAGTTAATTGAGTCTCATCCAGAATATAAAAAATATTCAAAACATATAAATGAGTGTAAATAAGATTAAGTATGGCAAGAAAAACTAGCTCACCGAAGCACCCTTCTAAGGCTAATCTTAAGGCTCAAGCTCGAAAGGAAATTCAAGACTCTCTCGCCCCAGTGCCTGTTGAAAATCCTATAAAAAGGCAAATCAAGGTAAAGTCTTTCCCTTGGACAGAGAATCAAAAGAGCTTTTTTAGAGTAGCCCTTCATCCTGACACGAGGATAATGTTCGTTAATGGCCCCGCAGGGACATCTAAAACGTTATTGGCTGTATACTGTGGTCTGCAACTTCTAAATATGAAAGCCATCTCAGATATAATGTATCTGAGGTCAGCGGTAGAAAGCAGCGAAGCTAAACTGGGATTTCTTCCCGGAAGCGCAGAAGATAAACTGCGTTTCTATAATTTACCTTTTCTCGACAAGCTAGATGAATTGTTAGCATCGACGAGAGCAGAAAAGCTTGAGTCGGAAGGTAGAATCTCAATGTTCCCTGTTAATTTTGCTAGAGGGCTCCATTGGGATGCAAAGTGCATCATTTTGGATGAAGCGCAAAATTCTACTGCTAAAGAAATTACAACTGTTTTGACCAGAATGGGTAAACACAGTAAGTGCTTTGTTTTAGCTGATCCAATGCAAACCGATTTGAGACATCAAGACCAGCGCGGAGCCTTCGAATCAATGACGCAAATTTTTTCCGATCAAGAGAGTCAAGAGATGGGAATACATACTTTTACTTTCGATGAGGATGATATCATGAGGTCAGAGCTAGTTAAGTATCTGACTAAGAAACTAAGAAGCCAAAATGGCAAATGAAGTGAAAAACGATACAGGGCAATGGGTGGTGGTTATTTACTCCAAAGGGGAGAAAATCACATCTAGAGTATTTAAAGAGAGCTCGGAAGAAGAAGCAAGAGCCAAAGCGACTGAATGGGTCCACAGATGGGGAGAAAAAGTAGACTGGTCGCTTCATCATGTAGTTTAATGGTTAAGGTAAACGTACAATACGAAAATGGAGATCAAGACGTAGTTAGAATGAGCAACAAACAAGCGGAAACTGAATTGCAGTCTTTCCTCAGTAGGTATCCAGACGCCAGCAAAAAAGAATGGACGAAAAAGATAAAAGGCGTGGAAGATAGCGGTTGGACAAAAAAAGATTACGATTGTTAAGGCTTTTATTGAAAATGAGCGTTCTTGGATGTAGTATGGGGGCGTGACTACCCTCTGCGTAGCTCTTATAGTTAAGAATGAGCAACACGTTATCGAAAGATGCATAAACTCATTTAAGAATCATATTGACTACTGGGTTATATGCGATACTGGATCTACAGATGACACGAAAGAAATAATCTCCGACAAGCTCCGAGATATTCCCGGAGAGCTTCACGAAACCGAATGGAAAGACTTCGGTCATAACAGGTCCGAATTAATGAAGCTGTGCTTCAACAAAGCGGATTACATACTTCTAATCGACGCCGATATGGAATTACGCGTCAACGATCTAAACTTCACGGATGAGCTATACCATACTTCTTACATGCTTAAATACGAAGGCGATATGTACTTTAGGCAAAAGATGCTAGTAAAGGGCGATATAAATTGGAGATATGAGGGAGTTACCCATGAATATATAATAGGAGAGGGTGACATTAGTGCTGGCCCTACGGATCTTGTGTCTTTGGTTCATTATAGCGACGGATCTAGGCATTCGTACAAGAATCAAGAAGATGTATCCTTATTGGAAAAATCAGTTGAGAACAACCCTGATAACCCCAGAGATGTCTTTTATTTAGCTCAGTCTTATGAATGTAACGGAGATCTCGAAAAAGCTTCTGAGATGTACAAGAGGCGCTCAGAAATGGGTGGCTGGGATGAGGAGACATACATAGCAAAGCTAAGAAGAGCAGAATGTATTAGCAAAAATCCAGAAGACTCACATTACCCAATAGGCTTGTACATTGACGCTTTAAAATTTAGACCTTTTAGATTTGAAGCAGCGTATAGAGTCATCAATTACTTCAGGAGAAAAAGGCTCTACAAGTTTTCTCACGATATGAGTTTGGACTACTTAAGAAAAGCGGAGACGGAAGATCTTTTGTTCGTCGATAAAACTGCAAAAAATTATAAAATCCCCTTGGAGTATGCCTTGAGTTGTTTCCACGTAGGCAAAAAGGACGTTTGTTTTAGGGTGTGTGAGGATTACGTGAAGAGGGTTATTATGCCGTCCGAATATAGAGAGTGTTTCGAAAACATTCTTAGGTTTCGGCATTCATGAGTGATTTTTCTTCTTAACAAGAATACATCAAATATGGCGCTTAGACTACTTTACCACTTGCTCGCTCGACGCGTTTCTTAACCAGATGGGCTTTGGCGTTTATCTGCTGCGCTAAATTCTCTATAAATTGATTAAGCTCTCTATCCTTCAAATCATCCCTATCACAGTATTTAACACTTAATTCCAAAATTTTTTTGAAATCCCCCAGAACTTCTTCTTTGCTCATACTGTCTATATTTACACCTAATTATTCGATTTTTAAAATTTTGTGTGTTAACCTTCTTTTGTATTATGAAAACTTACTGTCCAGATTGTGGGGCTAAGATTGAGTTTGTAAGTAAAAAGCCCAATTTTTGCCCTAATTGTGGGAATGGGATTACAGCTAATAAAACCCCGTCTAAACCTACACCTACAAATGAAAAATCCGCTGTTGCGGAAACAAGTTTAGGATTCGATATGGGCGATGGACAAGAACCATTAGCCTTTCAGTCCTTGAAGCAGTTGGAATACGATTTTGAACCCGATTCTCAAACCTCAGAAACTCTAGGTTCCATATTCGAAAATGCCAGCATGGATATTGAGCCGACAGTCGATTCCCCCATTGGGGAAGGACAGACAGCCCAGCAGAATATGGAACAGTTCAAGGCCGAGGCCGGGACGCTGAGAGAAAAAAATAGCGAATAGTGCCTCGAAAAAAGAAACCTAGTAAAAAAACCAGCCCAAAATTTGAAGACGTTATAGACAAGATAAATACTGAGATCCTTAAAAGAAGGGGGAAATGGAATTTGAGTATTTTGTCTTGGATGGATTTCGATGACGTTTCTCAAATTTTAAGGATTCATATATGGAAAAAATGGGATCTATACGACCCAGAAAAGCCATTAGCTCCTTGGCTTAATAGAATAATATCGAACCAGATAAAAAACCTCATAAGGAATAACTATGGGAGCTTTAGTCGTCCTTGTTTAAAATGTGATGCTGCCGAGGGGTTTGACATGTGTTCGATATATGGAAAGCAATCTAACGATTGCCCATTGTATGCTAATTGGGAGAAAACAAAAAAAAGAGCCCACGATACAAAACTTCCAGTGTCTCTTGAGAATCATAAACAAGAAGTATTCCAAATGTCTATAGAGACTATGAATTTCGATGCCAAGTCAGAACAATTACATAACAAAATGAAACAAGTCCTTAAGCCTATCGAGTGGAAACTTTACGATCTTTTGTATATACAATTCAAATCAGATGACGAAGCGTCAAAATTAATGGGGTATAAGAGCGCAGAAAAAAACAGGGCTCCGGGCTATAAGCAGTTAAAGAATATTAAAAAAACTATATTAGAAAAAGTAAAAAAAATCTTACGTAGTGGAGAGGTAGATTTATAATGAGTACAAAACCTTTAGAGCTAACCGAAGAGCAGCAAACCAAGGTAATTGAGCTTTGGAATAGCCGCGAGGAAGACCCTCCTTCGCTCCTAGAGCTTGTTAGAGAGGCTTTTCCTAACCTTGAGAGTGCAGACGGCAGAAGCAAGGAAGGGAAGGCTGTAAAGGCATTTTTAGCCTCCAGATCGCTTAAAGCTCGTGGGGCTCACGAGTACAAAGCCAAGGGCACAAAAACGTTAACTGACCAACAAAAAGAATTCATACAAAATAATGTTCTTACTATGAAGCCGTTAGAGATAACGAGGGCTTTATACAACAACGATAGATTAACAGCCCTGAGCCAAGAGGCTAGAACAGTTCTGGAGCAAATAAAAACCTTAGATCCTCAATTAGTATACGCTCAACCAGAACATGAGGGTGTTGCTACTGGCGTATATAAACCCCCAAAGACTATCTTATCTACGATATCTAAAATTAATAGATATGTAGCTACTCAAATAAACAAAGATAAAATTACTCCGACTCAAAAAAAGGAAATATCTTCCTTAATCGGGTACATGAATACTTATAGGTTTAACCATCAAATTAATACCTATCAGGCAGAAACAGATAGGGAGTTATTCGAGTCTAGCTTCGTTCGTTATACCAACGACAAATCTGACTTAACCCAAGAAGAAGTAGATCAATATATCGTTTTATGTACCGAAATAATTATTTCCTCGAGTATCCAAGAAACGATTCAAATGATTCAGATGCAAATCGATCAAGAAGTCGAACAAGGCAATAGAATTCCCATGACTCTAATCGAGGCTAATAATACGGCCAGAACAGAATATAATCAGTGCGTTACCAGACAGCAAAAACTCTTAAATGATCTAAAAGTAAAAAGAAGTGATCGATTGAGTAAGCAAATCAAAGAAAACGCTAGTATTCTTAATTTGGTTCAAATGTGGAAAGAAGAAGAGAATAGAGAAAAGATGATAAAGCTGGCCGACTTAAGGAAGCAGTCATTATTAGAAGAGACGGAAAACCTCGCTTCTATGGACGAGATAAAAGCCAGAATAATGGGCTTAACAGAGGATGAGATATTAAATGGCTAGTACTTGTAAAGTATGTGGTGTTTCGTTTGATTCTGAAAGGCAGCTTCATGGTCATCTGAAAGCTCATAAGTTGAGGGTAGTTGAATATTATCAATCATATTACCCACGACATGATTTACATGACGGAAAAATTATAAAGTTCAAAAATAAAGCTCAATACTTTTCCTCTAGGTTTAACTCCAAGACTAACCTAAGAATGTGGTTGAAGGAGCAGAATTTAGAAGATGCTCGCGAATTTGGCGAAGAAATCCTTCAAGAAAGGATGGTGGAGAAAGATCTTCAGTATGCGCCTAGCCAAGTAGAGTTGAGATCTTTAATGTTTCCCCCAGTTCAATACTATAACGAGATATTTGAAAGCTACCAGAGCCTATGCTCAAAGCTTGGATTAAAGAATAAACATTTTAATCAGGGGGAACTAATCTCAGGGGAAGAATGGGGAGATCCCAAATATAAGATATACATAGACACAAGAGAGCAGAAATCTTTAAGGTTTAATCGACCCATAGAAGTCAAAAAGCTAAACTTCGGAGACTATTCTTTTAGCGACAGAGGGGCTTCAGGCAATTGCTACGTAGAAAGGAAATCTTTAACAGATTTCATAGGCACTATGAGCGGTGGGTTAGAAAGGTTTAAAAAAGAAGTCGAAAGAGCGAAGGAGGCTGAAGCATACCTAGTGATTCTAGTAGAGTCTAAATTTAATGATGCTCTGCACTTTAATGAGATAAGGCGTAAAGGAACGAACCATAAACTCTACAGTAAAATAAGAATTAATCCCGAGTTTGTGTTTCACAACGTAAGATCTTTAATACAGGCAAACGACCATATACAGTTTTTGTTTGTGGAGGGAAGAAAGGAAGCATCTAGGATAGTCGAGAAAATTTTGACTTCGGGAGGAGGAGCTAAGACTATAGATCTCCAACTATATTACGATTTAGGATCTTTATAATGTGGTACGCCCCAGAAAAATATCAACAAAATTTACCCGATTTAAATAAGGAGCTTTTAAATCTTAAAGGTGAACTAACTGACAAGCAAGCTAAGATTAGCTTGGCTAAATTCCTAAGAGGCAACATAGGGATTACCACCGAGCTTATATCAGGGATAAAACTAGCCCCATTCCAAGAAATCACATTGAAAGGAATGATGAATAGGAATTTCTCTATGTGCGTTTGGGGTCGTGGTTGCGGTAAAACGTTCATTGCTTCAGTGTTTTGTTTCCTTCAGTGCATATTTAATCCGGGAACTAAAATATTGATAGCTGGCCCTACGTTTCGTACTGCTCGTTTTATTTTTAATAACTTAGAGAAACTCGTGGAAAGTAAAGGCGCTGAATTATTGGCTCAAGCTTTTGGGGCCAAATCGAAACGTAACGATCAATTCGAATGGCAGATAAACGAAGGCTCTATAACAGCCATTCCGCTCAATGGTGAAAAGATCCGTGGTTTTCGTGCTAATATATTAGTGCTAGATGAGTACCTTTTGATCCCTGAAGATATAATCAACAATGTGCTAATGCCCTTTTTGGTTGCTCCTCAAAACATGAAAGAGAGGCTAGAGGTAAAGGAAATCGAGGAGAAGCTTATTGAAGAGGGAAAGATGAAAGAAGAGGATAGGATGGTGTTTGAGAATACATCCAAGATGGTAGCTCTATCGTCTGCTAGTTATACTTTCGAGAATCTATATAAGACCTATCAAGAATGGACAGATAAAATCGTATCTAAAGACAAAACAGACGCTCGATATTTTATATCTCAATTAGGTTACGAGGCACTTCCGAAAGAGATGATAGATCATACCATCATTGAAGAAGCTCAAAATGGAGGGGCTTCCCACTCTTCGTTCTTAAGGGAGTATTGCGCTCAGTTTACTGATGGTTCCGACTCTTACTTCAGCGCAAAGAAAATGCACTCGTGTACCATACCCGATGGCGAAAGCCCGACTACGAAAATAGTAGGAGACGAAGACAAGAAATACGTTTTGGGGATTGACCCTTCATTTTCCAATAGTCCTAGCTCTGATTATTTTGCAATGTCTATGCTAGAACTAGATGACGAAGCCAAGTCTGGAACTTTGGTGCATAGTTATGCTGTTGCTGGAGGCGACTTAAAAGACCATATAAGATACCTATATTACATAATGAAGAATTTTAATATAGAAGTAATATGCATTGATAACGCTGGGTATCAATTTATAGATGGGGCGAACGAATCAGAGCATTTTAAGAGAGACAATGTAAAAATCAACTTCATTGATTTCGATAGTAATAAAGATGGCGGCGACTATCAAAAAGAAATCAAAAAGCTCAAAAGAGCCCACAATAAGGATGCTGGCTATATTTGCTTCAAACAAATATTCACAAGTGAATGGCTTAGAAAAGCTAATGAGTTCCTGCAAAGCAGCATAGACCATAAAAGGATATGGTTCGGGTCTAAGACCGTAGCTAATGTGAGCTCTTTTAATCGGTATTCTGGTTCCAAAATAGATTTAAAGTTTGTTAATGAGGATAATATGTTAGATTTCATAGAGACCCAAGACTCTCTTATACATCAAACCAAAAAGCAATGCGCTCTAGTTGAAGTAAAATCTACAGCAAAAGGGACTCAAACTTTTGACTTGCCTCAACACTTGAAAAGAAGTACATCTTCTCTTCGAGCGAGGAAAGATAATTACACGACTCTAATGCTGGCAAATTGGGCTACAAAATGTTATTATGACTCGCAAAACTTAAAAGAGGAAGTGATTCCAACAACTTTTACCCCGATTGTTATAAAATAAGGTGTAATTCTAATAGAAATCATGGCAAGTCCACGCAAAAAACCTGAAAATTCCCCAACGGAACCGTTAATGGCGGGAATGGAGGAATCCCTCGCTTATTCTAGAGCAGAGAAAACCACTAGAACTCGCAGAAATGCCGCCTCCTACATAGAAAGAACCGATAGGTTTAGAAACATTAAAGAAGGGCTCACCCCCTTTAAGTACAGCCAAAGTGGAGATTATGGAGGCACTAGGAATATAAATGTTAGGGACGTAGTTATCCTTTGTCAAAAGGCTTATTACAATTTTGCGGTATTTAGGAACGTAATTGATCTCATGACCGAATTCTCCATCTCTGATATTTACTTATCTGGAGGTACAAAAAAGTCTAGAGACTTCTTTTCTGCTCTTTTTGAAAAATTTGATATTTGGGATCTACAGGAAAAATTTTTCCGCGAATACTTCAGATCGGGGAACGTGTTCATTCATAGGTTTGATAATAGAATTAGAAAAGCAGACGTAATTAAAATTGCCAGATCCTTCGGTCTTAACAAGGGGTTCTCAAGCTCTTTGGCGGAAGACGGGAGTATAGTTTTGCCTTCTAGATACATAATCCTAAATCCAGCTGATATACAAGCAGGAGGAAATATATCCTTTGCTAAAACTAAATTCTACAAAAATCTTTCTGATTACGAATTGGAAAGATTGAGGAACCCTAAAACAGCAGAAGACGAAGAAGTGTTAAACGCTTTGCCTTCGGAGAAGCGGAAAGAAGTAAAAGACAAAAAAAATAACAACGTCCAAATAGAACTCAATCCAGAAAAAACATCTGCCGTTTTCTACAAGAAGCAAGATTACGAGCCCTTGGCGGTCCCTATGGGTTTCCCCGTCTTAGAATCCATAAACGCCAAAGCAGAAATGAGAAAAATGGATCTTGCCATTACAAGGACTACTCATCAGGCAATTCTATTGGTTACTATGGGCGCTGAGCCAGAGAAGGGCGGAGTAAACCAAAAGAACTTAGAGGCGATGCAGAAACTTTTCGCAAATGAGTCCGTAGGTAGAGTATTAATTTCAGACTACACCACTGACGCTAAATTTATTATCCCTGACATTGCAGACCTTCTTCACCCTAGAAAGTACGAAGTAATTGATAGGGATATCAACGAAGGGCTAAATAATGTATTAGTGGGCGGCGAAAAATTCGCTAACCAACAAACGAAAGTGGAAGTCTTCATGGCTAGGCTCAAACAAGCTCGTGAAGCATTTGTTAATAAGTTCCTCAAGACAGAGGTGAAAAGAATTTCTAAAACTCTAGGGTTTAAGTCCTACCCTACGCCCGTTTTTGAAGACATCCCCTTAAAAAACAACTTCAACACTCAAAGGATTTATAGCAGATTAATGGAGCTTGGAATTCTAACTCCAGAGGAGGGCTTTGATGCCCTACAGAACAATAAGCTTCCAGACAGGGAGTCTTCTTTAGAGTCTCAGAAGAGATTCAAGGAGCTAAAATCTCAAGGATTTTACGAACCTTTGATCGGCGGCAAAAATTCTCCCCCAAGCAAAGAAGGCAATGGCGAAGATAAAAATGGAAGACCGCCCGAAATTAGCACCCCCCAACCAGACAGGCAACCGGGAAAAATTGGGGAAAAACAATCAAAAGCTAATTATAGCTTAAAGAAAGTCAAAGAAAATCTAACTCTTGCCTCGAAGCTCGAAGAGAAGGTCAAAGACCAACTCAAAAAAATGCATAAACTAGACGCACTAGACGAAAGACAAGACCAAGTAGCCAGTGAAATAGCAGAGTTGATAATGTCAAATGAATCTTCAGGTCAATGGATTAAGGTAGGCGTGATCAGAAAGTATCTAAAATCACCAATGGATACTAATGCGAAAGCGGTAGATCAAATTCATGATATCGCGTGTGAGCATCAAATCAGTTCTTACCTTGCAAGTATACTTTATGCTAGTGAGGTAAAAAGAGATGCCTGAGTTCACTATAAAATCCAATGAGCAAGGGTTATTTGCTGGTCCAGCACCATCAAGCGGATACCACTTTATAAACGCTCAAGGTTTTCTTACGGGGGACTCTTCTCAAGCGAGCGCTTTAAAACAGATTAATGGGCTTACAAGTTTTTCATATTCTATACAGTCTAACAGAGTAGATGTATCAGAGTTAGGAAGAAGAGAGTTAGTAGATAGCATACAAATTCACCCCCCCACCGTGGAAATAAATTTTGATTACAATGTTTATGATTTAAGGAATGAAGTTAGACTCGGGCTTAACCCGAATTTTCCCACGGGTGGAAATCAGTTGTCTTACTTCGATAATAATTTAGAAGTGTTTTTCTTTGAGGGTCTAGCTTCTGAAAGCACTTCCTCGGCATATTCCCAATCTAATTGGCCTTACAAAGATAGAGATAAAAGAAATTTGTTTTTTATTAATGGTAAGAAGGGGGAAGATTTAATTAATATGGATGAGTCTAAATTGGGAGACGTATCTGTATTAGCTTTTGGCGATTGTTATTTAAGTTCATACAGCACTAATTTAACCGTAGGCAGTCTAGTCACTTCTAGTATTTCCTATCTCAGCGATAACGTAAGTTTCCACACAAGTGGATCTGGTGCGTCTCCAGCTATAGAGCCTACTGGTTATACTAGGGTTAACGATAACATCTTCAAGATCCCCAAGACGCTAGATGAGACCTCAAGCAAGAGCAAAATAGGATACGCTGTACATAATATGAATCCCAGCACTCCGTTGATGTGTTCCGATTTATTAGTATCTATCAAAGCTACGGGATATGGCAATGACCAATCGGATATAAGAGATATTGGTTATGATTTTGGTACTTTTAACCTTCAAGAAGTAACGTTCCAAACCGACTTTGAAAGAAGGGAATTCATTGGAATGGGATACAAAATTCCAATCGATAGACCAATAAAATACCCGATGATTGTTAGGGCTACCATATCTGCTTTAGTAGCCGATTCCACGACGGGTGAAATGAGAAATTTATTTAATAATGACTATAAATACGACATAAATATAAAATCTAGAAATAGGCAAGTAGCATGTTCTGGAGAAGCTGACCCACTTGTAGTTTTACAATATGACTTAATTAATTGTAAGATAGATAGTATAGATTTTGCCAACCGAGTTAATGAAAGGGCTAAGTTAGGTATGACTTTCTCAACCGATGTCGCAGATGATGTTTCGGGGAAAGGCCTATTCGTCAGTGGAAAAATAATTGAATCAGGGACTGTGTTTTCTGGTTTTAACTTTTAAATGTGTAACCTAAATAAAGAATTATGAGTGAAGAAAATCAAGACAAGCCAGTGGGCCAAAGCGTTAACGAGTATATGAATCCCAATGATTCATTTGATATTTCTATACCCGATATTCCTATACCTGAACCAGAGGAAGATCGGTTAGTAGATAAAGAAGTAAAGGACGAAGTAGAAACTGCTTTTAAGTTCGCCTTTATTGGTGCTGGCCAAGGAGGCTCAAGAATAGCCGAAACTTTTTATGAATTTGGTTATAGAAAAGTAGCAGTTCTAAATACCGCGCAGCAAGATCTAAACACCATTAAAAAAGTCTCTCACAAATTGTGCATTGGAGATGGAGGGGCGGGTAAAGATCCAGATTTCGCGAAAAAAGTTTTCGCTGGCAAAAAAGAAGACGTTGTAGATTTCATGAGGTATTCCTTTGGGGAAACTCTTGATAGGATATTTGTATGCGCTGGCGCTGGCGGTGGAACCGGATCAGGCACTGTTGCTGGCTTGGTTGATGCGGCTAAGGAGCTTCAAGAAACGATTAAAGCCCCTACTGATAAGGTTGGGGTAATTCTAGCCCTGCCGAAAGCCTCAGAGGGAAAGAAAGTAAACGCTAATGCTCACAGAGCCCTAAATGAAGTTTATGATTTGGTCGAAGAAGGGAAAGTATCTCCTTTGGTAGTTATCGATAATGAAAGAATCGGTAAGGTTTACCCTAATCTTGTCGTGTCTAATTTTTGGCAAACCGCTAACGCAAGCATGGCGGGATTGTTCCACCTATTTAATCTTACCGCAGCAAGGGATAGTTCGTTTACGTCTTTTGACGCTAATGACTACAAAACTATTTTAGATTCTGGTTTGATGGTGTTCGGTGCATCCCCAGTTAAAGAGTGGAAAGATCCAGTAAGTATTTCTAGAGCCTTGAGGGATAATCTCAAGAGTGGTCTTTTGTCCGGGGGCGTAGATTTATCTTCTGGAAGTCATGCTGGCGCTGTAGTCGTGGGTGGGAAAGAGCAATTAGACAATATTCCTCAGTCTGCCCTAGATCAAGCGTTTGACCAGCTTTGCAGATTGTTGCGCCCCGGAAACGTGGTTCATAGAGGTATATACGTCGGAGATAAGCCGAATTTAATTGTTTATACCTCAATAGGTGGTATCGCTAGACCCGACGAAAAACTTAAAGAATTGGCCAAATTGGGGGACATATCAGAGGACATATCAGATAAGTAGACAACTTTTCTGCCCCTGCTAAAAGCCGCACGGTTTTCACCACTGTGCGGTTTTTTTAGTGTAATTTCATATGGAATGTTATCGATGGAATTAATAACGATGATCGGTGGGAGTATCGTAGGTTTTATTTTCCGCTATATGGCTGAAAGAGCTAAAGAGCGTCATGAAATGTTTAAGAACGCATTAGCCCTTAAGAAAGCTCAAGACGATAGCGCCGATAAAGCGGCTGAAAGAGTGCCTATAGATGTAGGGAAATGGGTGCGACGTTTAATTGTTTGTTCTATCTTATTTGGGGTCATCGCTGCTCCCTTTATTTTATCTTTATTGGGGTATTCGACAATCGTCGAAGTAGAGACAGAGAACCCAACTTGGCTTTTCGGTTTATTTGGAGGAGGAAAAGAAATCAATTTTGTTGAGCTTGATGGTTATCTAATGGTCCCCGAAGTAAGACAAACATTAAGCGCTATAGTTGGTTTTTATTTTGGTAATGCAGCTGCGAAAGGATCTACTTGATGGAGAAAAGAGATATCAAGAAAAGCACAAATGATTTTGCGGTCAAGTATTGCTTGGGGCTTTTATTGTTTATGTCTATTTTTGTAAATATTTTGACTTATCAGTCTAATGAATTACTCAAGAAGCAAAATAAGGGACTGATGATTGAGAATATGATCCTAACACACGAAGGGAACAAGCTCTATAATTCTTTTCAAAAGTTGATAAATCTTTTTAAACAAATGGACGAGGAACTTAAAGAAAATGAAAGGAGTGGACTTGAAGCATAGTATTTTATCTATTTGTGTTTTAGTGTTTTTTGCCATCGGCTGCAAAACTGGAGGAGTACGCATAGGAAAAGATTCCGCTGGGAAAATCATTAAACCTAAGACTATAAAAGAAATAAACGAAGGAAGCTCATCTATCCCAAAGGGCAATCCAGCGCCAGACAAGCCAATAGTAGAATCGGTAGAAAATATTCCAGATGGTAACGTAATACCGAAAAAGGAGGAGGCAGCTTCATGGGATCAAGCTACGTCTTTACCCAATCTCAAGGCGGAAATTTTACCTGCAAAGAGTAGGCCCGTTATTCCGGACTTACCCGCTGCCGAACCTAGAACAGATAATTTCGACCTAGCATTAAAAAAAGCTAATTTAGAATTATCGAAATTTAATTTCGATGATCCCCTGCTTCCTGATTTGCCTTTAGGCGATGAAAAAGATAATATACCCTTATTCGAAATAGTCCCAGCGCCGGATTTAGAAGAAGACCCAAAAGAGAAATCCGAAAAGGACAAGGCAGAGAAAAGGAAACTAGAAGCTAAAAGACTATCAGAAATAGAAAAGGAGAATATGAAAATTAATTTTGGAGAACTTATATTATTTTATTTTTTAGCGTTAATGATCCTTATCATCGCATATATTACTTACGACTTCATTAGAGAAATGAAAAAGCAAGCCAAGGAAAAAAATCCATTCGCGAAAAAGCCAGTTAAGAAAATAGCCATAAAGAAGAAAGCCCCGAAGAAGGCAGCGAAGAAAGCCCCGAAGAAGGCAGCCAAGAAAAAACCGGCCTCAAGAAAAAAATAAGTTTCTTAACTCCCCTTTAGTGTAATTAATACTAAGGGGGGGGCTATTGAAGAAGTTATTTATATTTATAATGTTAATTGCTGTCGGTTGTGGAAC